AAAACACCTATGATAACAGGATTACATTTAGGTGGAAAAGAAGGACAACCAGTTGGTTGCATGGGTACTTTAACTCATAAGCAATTGCTGGATGCTATTCAATATGTTAAAAGTATTGAAGGCGTATTGCAAACCGGTGATGGGGAACATTTTACACAGAAAGTGTTAGGTGTCGAAGTGACCACACAAGACGGTTTACATGAAAAGAGTCCAGTTAATTTTCTACCAGAAGGATCACAATTTGCATATTATGGTTCATGTTCTGGAGCAGTTACATCTAGATCTGATGTTAGGCGTACACCAATATCTCGAATCGTGACGGAAGTTACGGGTGTTGAGAATATTTGGGGTGCCCCTAAGATGAGGCCTGAATGGTACGCTTGGCAATTAGCTATGGCTAATGCTAGTGAACCAGGTGAACCTTTTCCGCATAAATTATTGGCTACAGCTGTTCGCGACTATAAAACACCTTTGATTAAATTGGTGAATAAGTTAAAGTGGAAAGTTGTACCATTAACAGATATGGAAAATGTTAACGGCATACCAGGTTGTAGATTCATTGATTCAATTAATTTTAATACGTCTATTGGATATCCATTGAAGGGGCCTAAAACAAGACACATTGTTGAGTTAGAGCCTACTGAAGATGGAAAGCCACAGAGAATGTTTACACAGGAAATTATGGATGACATTGAACGAGTATTAGGTTTTTATGAGCGCGGACAACGTGCTTATACAATATCTAAAGCTTGTAAGAAAGATGAGGCATTACCCGTTGCCAAAGGAAAGTGTAGGATATTTTATGGTAATCCAATAGCTCTCACATTTTTAGTGAGAAGGTATTATTTACCAGTTATACGCTTCCTTCAAATTAATCCATTACTTTCTGAGTGTGCAGTTGGAATTAATTGTCACGGTCCAGAATGGGAAGAATTTTATGAACATGTTATGACATTTGGTGAGCAAAAGTTATTTGGCGGTGATTATAGTAAATATGACCAAAAATTACCTTCACAATTGTTAATAGCATCATTACGTATATTAATAGACTTGGCGGAAGTCATGGGCTATAGTCAGGAAGATAGAAATATTATGAGTGCTATGGCTGGTGATATTGTGTATTCACTAATAGCTTATAATGGTGATTTAGTAGGTTTGCAATCAGGCACACATATTTCAGGTAATTCATTAACAGTGATATTAAATGGAATTTGTGGTAGTTTGAATTTGCGAGCTTATTTTTATACACAATATTCGTCAGACATAAAATTTCGTGATGCTACTAAAATGATGACGTATGGCGATGATAACATTGGATCTGTTTCAGAAAAATATCCTAAGTTTAATATTAAAGGATGTTCAGAGTTTTTAGGCTCTTATGGTCAAAAGTACACTATGCCAGATAAGGATAGTGAATTGAGTGAGTATTTGGAACCTGATAATTTTGAATTTTTGAAACGATTTAGTGTTTATCATCCACAATTGGGTTTGCATTTAGGAGCTTTATTAGATTCAAGTATAATGAAGTCCTTACATTGCTATTTACGACCCAAGAAAGCGCCCTTGACTCCTGATGAAGCATGTGCCGTCAATATAGATGGTGCTTTGAGGGAGTGGTTTAATCACGGTGGAAAAGTTTACGAAATGCGTAGAGCACAAATGAGAGAAGTAGCTGCAAAGGCTGGTATATCTCATATGTGCACTATGTTGGACGAAACATATGATGACCGTGTGTTGAATTGGCAAGAAACATATCTTGAGCAAGTCTAACTCCGACTTTAAACGAGTGCCAGTTTCAAATCTGAGGCAAGCAAAATTGATTCATATAATTGGATTACCACAATATGTATATTTGTGTGTTTATATACAATTGGAGGCTTTATATGATTATTAGCATGGAAAGGTTTCCGTGCAAATACACAGCTCACCCATTTTGGATATGAATGGTGATGAGTCAATTAATTTATATCTACTAAAAGACATTATATAAATAAAGAAGATGTAAATGTTGATTGGACTCCGACTGTTAGGTCGAGGACAATTGGCACCCGGGAAAATCAGGATGACCTGCAAAGGTCATATCACGGGGATAGGGTTACTCACCCTCCTGATATAAG